GCGCAGTTCCTTGAAACAAGAAAATTTCAGATAAACGAAATTGCTCGAATTTTCAGAGTACCGCCGCACATGGTCGGCGACCTTGAAAAATCGAGCTTTTCTAATATCGAGCAGCAGTCGCTTGAATTCGTGAAATACACCCTCGAACCGTGGCTTGTACGGTGGGAACAGAGCATGATGCGCTCCCTGCTCACCACAAGCGAGAAGCAGGAGTATTTCATCAAATTCAATGTTGACGGACTGCTGCGAGGCGATTACGCAAGCCGAATGAGTGGTTACGCTACCGCAAGGCAGAACGGCTGGATGTCCGCAAACGACATTCGGGAGCTTGAAAATCTCGACCGCATTCCTGCCGAGGACGGCGGCGACCTATATCTCATAAACGGTAATATGACTAAACTTGCCGATGCGGGTATTTTCGCATCTACGAGTGGAAAGGAGGATAATTCCGATGAAGAAGTTCTGGAAGTGGACGAACAGGATAGTGAAGAACGAGGAAACGAAGGAGCAAACCCCGGAGAGAACGCTGTTCCTAAACGGCACTATCGCTGACGAAAGCTGGTTTGATGATGACATCACACCGCAGCTTTTCAAGGAGGAACTGCTGTCCGGCAGCGGAGATATAACCGTCTGGATAAACTCGCCCGGCGGCGACTGTGTTGCTGCGGCGCAGATCTACAATATGCTGATGGACTATAAGGGCAATGTCACGGTGAAGATTGACGGTATTGCCGCAAGCGCCGCTTCAGTCATTGCAATGGCGGGAAACAAGGTGCTGATGTCCCCGGTTTCCATGCTGATGATACACAATCCCATGACGATTGCTATGGGCGATTCAGCTGAAATGTACAAGGCAATAGATATGCTTGCCGAGGTCAAGGAAAGCATTATGAACGCTTATGAAATCAAGACCGGAATGAGCCGTGCGAAGATTTCTCACCTCATGGACGCTGAAACGTGGATGAACGCAAATAAGGCGGTTGAGCTCGGTTTTGCGGACGGTATTCTTGCCCGTGAAGAGCCTATGGAGGAACAGCCCGCAAATGCTCTGATGTATTCCGAAGCGCAGGTGGTAAATTCCCTTATGGGCAGGATTGCGGAGAAATGCAGAATTGCGCCGAAAACCGAACATAAAACCAAAGCTGAGGATTTATTTTCTCGGCTTGATTTAATAAGAAATTGGAGGTAACGAAAATGACAATTCTTGAACTGCGCGAAAAGCGCAACAAGGCGTGGGAAGCCGCAAAGGCTTTCGTTGAAGCCAAGCGCGACAAGGACGGACTTCTGTCCGCAGAGGACGCAGCTTCCTATGCCGAAATGGAACAGAAGATAAAGGACTACGGCGCTGAAATCGAGCGTATGGAGCAGATGGCGGCTATGGACGCGCAGCTTTCCAAGCCTACTTCAACACCTCTCACCGGCAAGCCTATGAACGGTGGTAAGTCCAAGTCCGGCAGAGCAAGCGATGAGTACAAGGCAGCAATGCTGAACGCTCTCCGCACGAATTTCAGACAGGTGTCAGATGTGCTTTCCGAGGGCGTTGACGCTAACGGCGGATATCTCGTTCCCGAGGAGTACGACAGCCGCCTTATAGACGCACTGACCGAGGAAAATATCATGCGAAAGCTGGGTCACACCATCACCACCAGCGGCGAGCACAAAATCAACATTGCCGCGACAAAACCCGCTGCGGCGTGGATCGACGAGGGCGGGGCGCTCACTTTCGGGGACGCTACTTTCTCGCAGATTAACCTTGACGCGCACAAGCTGCACGTTGCGGTTAAGGTGACCGAGGAACTTCTCTACGACAACGCTTTCGGGCTTGAAAGCTACATAATCGAGCAGTTCGGCAAGGCATTGTCCAATGCGGAGGAGGACGCTTTCCTCAACGGCGATGGCGTTGGCAAGCCTCTCGGACTTTTCTCCGACAAGGGCGGCGGCGAGGTTGCTGTTACTGCGGCGAGCGCAACTGCGATAACCGCCGATGAGATAATCAATCTTGTGTACTCACTCAAGCGCCCGTACCGCAAGAATGCAAAGTTCATCATGAACGACCAGACCATTGCGGCGCTCCGCAAGCTGAAGGATAACAACGGCGCGTATCTCTGGCAGCCGTCACTCCAGGCGGGCGAGGTCGACAGGCTGTTCGGCTACGAGGTCTACAC